TAAGGGTGTCCAAAAAGGGGCGATAGATTCTGGGTGGTTAATAGGTATAAAAAAATCAGAAACTCTACTACACTTAGAGTTCAAAAAATGTGTTAAGTGTTAATGTGTAGACACTTTTAGGCAAGTAGTCCTATGAGGGGTTGCCATAAATATTTAATTTTTACCACAAAAATCAACAAATGTAAAGAAAAAAATTATCTTTGTGGTCTTGATACATCATATATAAAGTTGCCAGACTGTATAGCATCCATGATTGCTTTCTCATTTTTTTCATATTCATGAGCTTTCATCTGTGCAACATCAGACTCTCTCCATTGATTGCTTTGGTTTTCTTTTGTGCTAGAAACATTGTTCTGACCTCTAGTTGTTACAGCTTTTGCCGCATCATTATTGGTCTTTCTTTTTTTAATGCCAGCAATACCTGTATCAACTTTGTATAGGTCAATAGCTCTAGAAGCTGCATGTGCATCAGAATCATTTTCATATAGTGCTTGCTGTACCCATTTAGGTTGCGTAGTCACCCATTCATGAAATTTATCGTCTGCCCTAATTTCTTCAAAGTCAGGGTGCTGTGCTATTAATTCAGCCTCTGCTCTTTTTCTAGCCGCATCTGCCTCTTTTTCAGCAATAGCTTGTAATCTCTTTTCAATACCAGAGTCAAACTCTTTTGCTTTTTTAGCGGCAATTGTTTCAATAATTTTAGCTACGTCAGGATATTCTTTTGACCAAGCTGCTAACTCCTCATCTGTTTTAGGAAGTTTAATAGCTTTTTGTGTAGCAGAACTTAACTGTGCTTGCAGTTCTTGTATTTTCTTTTTACTTTCTTCTTCACGTTGACTCATATGTCTACGTAAATCACCATAGCGTTTCTTAAAAGTTTTTTCTTCTGCGTTAAGATTAGCTGTTTCTTCAGCGTCCTCTTTTGCTTCTGTTTCTTTTTTAGTTGCTAAAGCTCGCTCTTCTTCAAGCTTCTGTAACTGCTCATCTTCTTGTGATGTATCTCTGCTATATCGCATAGGAACTTTTTTTATGTCTTGCTTTACAGCACCAATCGCTTCACTCATTAATTTCTCCTTATAAATGTCCTGCCATTTCTATTATATCACAAAGTGTGACTAGTATGCAACAGTTTTTTATCCTACCTCTACACCTAATTCTTCTGCTTTTTTCTTGCCTTCCTCAGATTGCCAATATGTTATAGGATTAACTTCAAATCCTTCTTTAGCATCTGCAGGTTTAGTCTGATTATTTGATTGTATTTCATATTTATCATCACGTAAAACATTAGCATCATTTAATCTGTTCATGTCATCAAACGCTGCAGTTGTGCCTTGTTTCATAGAATCTATAACCCAAGATTCAACAGTATCTCCTGTTCTAGCCGCAGCATAGAACGATTGTTCTGCTCTAGACAACTTAAAAAAATCTTTTATTTGTAGACCAGTTTTCTTAAAATCAGCATACTGTTCTACTCCCATAATACCATTAGGGTCATACTGTCCATCATTTAATGCCATATTTATTTTAGAATGTGCATCAAGTTCTGCTTGTGTTATTTGATTAATACCTTGACTAGCAAATCCAGAATCTTGAGCATTCTTTTTTGCTCTTTCAGTTCTTCTATCGCTAGCATCTTCTCTTCTTTGTGCCGCATCTCTTTCAAAATCAGTTAAAGTTGATACTGCTTTTCCTGTAACTGGGTCAACATCTTCATACCCTCCCATAAATCGTGCTTTTCCTGTGGTTGGGTCAACAGCATAAAATTTATTAGGGTCATATAACTGTATTCCTTCAACATCAGTCTTACGCAAAGCTGCTGTTTCTGGGTCTGTTAGACTTTCCATAAATGCAGAAGCTACGTTAGTAAGAGGCATATTCTTATACAGTTGAGGACTTTCTGGTGGTAATTTTCCAGTTATCTTTTCAAGTTTAACAGGAGGGCCAAACAAACGAGACACTGCTTTCGATGTCTGCTTTCTCATGTCATTAAACGCATCTTTAAATGCTTCCTTTTTAATATCTTGATTTATTTTTTTGATATTATCATATGCTTTTCCAAAACCTTCAAATTCAGAAGGTGGACCTGACCTAGTTGCCGCATCAATGGCTTGTCTTTCATCCATAGCTTCTTGCTCACTAGCAAAAACATTAGCTAATTCTTGTTGGCCTGCACCACTCTTAATATACTTTTCTGCCTCTTCACTGATAGGGTCAGGAGTAGGTTCAACAGGTGTAGGTTGTTCTGGCTCATCTATTATTGGGTCAGGAGTTGGGTCATCTGGTGGTGTTCCAGGAACACCTGGAGCTGGTACAAATCCTGATGGCGGAGCATCTGGACGCATATAAGATAACCGTTGGTCTTCTGGTAAAAAGTATCCTATGTTTGGTGCAACTACTCTAGTAGCTAATCCTGGAGTTTGTGTATATACAGGAGTAACTTGTGGGTTTACAGGAGTTGCTAAAGCTTGTTGTGTTACTGATGGAGTATATACTTGCGTTCCCTCAGGTGTTGTAATAAACTGAGATGAAGCTGCCTCTACTATAGGTTGTTGATATGTAGGAGTATATTGTTGCCCAGGCAAAGGTATAATACCTTGTTGTGCTTTCATAATACCACCTTGACGAGTCTTTTTAGTTTTGCCCTCAGTAATATAAGATATCTGACCATCACTTTCCATTGCTTGTAATCCAGTTAAAGCTTCTCTACGCATTCCTTCATAGGTTGCAAGACCATGAAATCTTACAACATTAGCAGGGACAACTAGTTCCCCCTCACTTAGTAAAACCATTTGGTCATCTGCTATTTCTTTTTTAGTAGCACCTGGAGGTGGGTCGCCCTCTTCTCCTTTACTATAATCTATTTCAGGAGCACCAAGTCCAATCATAACAGCTACGCCTGCAGAGTCTTTAGGTTTAGTGCCCTCTTTTAACTCTTCATCAATTTTAACTGTACCTTTTTTAGCTTTAGTGGGCATGTTTTTTCTCATTAAAGCATTTTCTAATTTTGCAATAGCAATATCTCTTGGGTCATTAGACTTAGGTTGTGCAGGTCTGCCTATAGGGTTTGTAATAGGAACTTCATCCTTAGGCTTGTTTCCTACAGGTGGACTAGTTTTTTCTGTTAATGGCATTGTGCCTGTTTGAGCTTTCATAATACCACCTTTTCTTTGTGTAACAGTGTAATCATCTGTAGATTTCATTGGGTCTGGCTCTGGCATATTTTGAGGAATAGGAGCTTCGTTGTCTTCAATCATAGATTTTTTACTAGCAATCGCTCTTTCGACAAACTCATCTCTAACAGGAATATTGCCAAAACTTTTTATTCCTCTCATTCCTTTTGCTTCTTCTGGTTCTTTACCTTGTCCTATTAAAAGAGCATTATCAATAGCCTTCTTAATAAAATCATCTCTATCAGGATATTTTTCTCGTAAAGCTTTGCCATATAAATTATTGTTTTGGTCAATTTTACTTTCTGCGTCATCTCCCTCTCGTCCAGCAATAAAGGCTTGCCCCTGCACAGATTCTACAAGTCCGCCTAATAATATATGTCGTATCGTGTCTTCTGTTGCATCCTCATCTTCAAATTGATATTCTTCTGCAATATCTCTAGCTATTTGAAATGCGTCCATTACAGCATCATCGTCTTGTAATACAAGTGCTCCTAATTTATTTATGCCAGCTTTTATTTTTGTGCCAAGAGGGGAATCTTCTCTAGCACCATAAGGAATTAATCCTAATCTTTCTACTAGTGGTTTTTTCTTCTGTCCAGTAAACTCTGTATCTGTGTAGTCATCCATTGATAAGGGTCTCATGTCTTCAGCCATTTTTGTCCTCCGCAGCTTGCATTACTTCATCACGTAATGTTTTTAATCTTCTAAGTTCTTTTATTGCCCCTTGTGCTTGATACCAATCTTTGGGGTCTGTAGCCTGTTCCATAATTAAATGAGCGGCTAAAGTTCTTTCGTGCATGTATTCTTCTAATGCATCTATATGTTTTTTTGTATTAACTAAACTTAGTAATTTCTTTGCTACTATTGGTGTCACTGAACTCCTCCAAAGTCAGGTGGCGTTCCTGGGGTTTGTCTTGGAACTCCACTAAATCCTTGCTCCTCTGGTAACGGAGCTGCTCCAACTCCTATGTTACCCGCTCCACCCCCTGATGGGTCTTGTGGATTTATTCCTGGAACATTTTCTTGTGGTTGTTGTCCTTGTAAGCCCTCGCCTGTAGCTTTAATTATTTCTGCTTGTATAAAAGCTTCTCTTTCATCATTAATTAGTTTGTCTGCATCTAAATCCATAGACTTAGCCAGTTCTCTAAGAACTACTGGCATTTTTACAAATGCAGCTAAATTAGGATTATTAGATATTTGTAACAATTGTAGCAATCTTTGCGACCTAACCTCATTTTTCATAAGAGACTCTGTGCCTCTAGATTTAACTTCTAAATCACCTTTTACTTTTGGGTCGTAATTAAATTGCATATTAAAAGCATAAAATGCTTCTCCAAGTGGTTGTAATAAATAGTCATCTATGTTTTTAACTACACTCTTAATACTTAATTGTGCCGCACCCATTAACATAGATATGCCAGCCGCTGTTCTACCAGTGCCTTGTACTCCTGTTTGTCCATGTGAAAACGATGGTATGCCTGTAGCATCATCAGCAATCTGTCTAGCTTTATCAAACATCATCATGTTTTCATTAGATACATTTGGATACTTTGTTCCAAATAGTGCTTGCCCAGGTGCTCCGCCTTGTCTTCTAAATACTTTTCCAGGATATAAACTCAAGTCTTGCCCAGGAACTAAATTAGTTTCATCTATTTCAAATATAAGATTGCCAGATAAAACAGCATTATCAACAGCCATTCTCATAAAACCATTCATCAAAGTTTGAGTGTCTGTCATGTTTTCTGCTAGTCCAACACCAAAAAAACTGTATGGATTAAGCTCATAAGGTGATGCACAGTAAGGTATCCTTTTTGGAGTAAATGGATTAATAACTAAACGTAATATAGTATTGTGACAAACCCAACAGTTAATTTGTAAAGTATCGGAATCTTTAAGTTCATCAGGAACTTCCAAACCAGCTTCTTCTGCCATATCCTTATCAATGTTTCCCCAGTATTCTAATATTTCAAATCTGTCAACATTGTAAGAGTTTCTATAATCTTCTAAATCTGTTTCCCACCATTTACGTACATAATTAGTTCCCATATTTATGCAGTCATCAATAGCATCTTCTCTAAAGTACGGACGCTTTTTGAGTCCCCGTAACTCAGAGTGACTAAGTCTATGACGCTGTATAATATATTCGCACTCATCCATATTCTTAGCATCAGAGTCTGGATAAAAATTCCATATAGAAACATTTTCTACTTTAGGAACAGTTTTAATTATAGGAGAGTATTCTCCATCATCATTCCAATTAGCATACTCTTTTTCTAAAGCAAACGGACCTTTTAAAATACCAGTGCCAAATAAAGCCATCTCAAATGCTGTAGACCTTAAATGTTTAGACGCACTTGACTCTTCTAGTTGGTCTAATATAAGTTTTTCCATTTTTTTAGATGCTTCATGTGCAGGATTAATTGTTTGTGAAGTAGATGTTTTACCATACCCAGGTTTTAGTTTTTCTTCAATGGGTTCTAAATCATCTTTCATATATCCTACATACAAATCTCTCATTGTATCTTCTGTTGCACCAGCAGGAATTTGTCTTCCATCTCCTTCAAAACCATAAGTTTTACTTAACTCATCAATTAATTCTTCTGGAGCTTTAGGGTCAAAATGTACAGCTTCTTCTACGCCTTCAGGTATACGAGTCGGTTCAATCCCAATGGGAAATCTTTGTCCTGCAAATAAGACGTCTGTGATTTGTCCGTAAGCCGCAAGGACTTTTGTCTTTGTAACTTTGATAAATACTTGGGATTTTTCCGTTGATGTAAATTGTGTCTCAGGTCCATACAAGCCCCTATACTGACGATACGCATCTAGCCACCTCTCTTCTTCATCTCGACGACTACTTTCTACGTCCTCAAATTTTTTCTGCACATACCCAGCTAAATAATCAGAATCACTATCTGATTCTACCATAAAGCCTTCTACATTATCTTCTTGTTCTGCCATATTTAATATCCAAAAGTTGCGTCAGCTGGAGTCCATTTTGCCGCCTCCGTTGCAGGAGTATAATCAAAAATAGACCTACTAACTGGTCGTGACATTATACCATATCTTAACGCATCATACAAATGGTCTTCTGCTTTTGTATCAACATCCTCTGGATTTTGTTTACTCAATGGTAACACAGGAAGTTGAGCTATAAGATTAGTACAGCTGTCAAATATTTCCAAACCTGGACGGTTTGTATCTTCATCAATTTTTAATCTTCTATGCACTTCGTTCTTTCCAGCAACACGACTGCCTCGACTTCTGTCTGATGGTCTCCATCTACATCCCTCGACAATCATTTGTTCAGCCAAAGATGGACCAGTATCGCCACGCTTATGCCAAAGGCTAGAGTCCAACACACCGTAAGAAAGATTGCCATCATCTATTTCTGCCTCCATAACCATGTGTGCTAACTCCTTTGCAGTAACCTTAGTAACGTATAACTCTCGGTACACGATTAAAGTATCTGTAGAGGGGTCTACAGTAAACCAAAGAACACCAGTAAAAGATGAATAACCATAGTCGCATGCTCTAAATTTCCTCCATGAGTTAGGTAAGTCAAATGACTTTATAACGTGCTTATCTCTCTGAAACTCTGCGAATGCTGCACCCTCTGCAATATCCCAAGAGCCTTCTAATAATTGTTTTCTCTGCACCTCTGGCAAAGAAAGTAACATTGCTTCATAATCTCCAGCTTCTGCTAGATATGGATTATCTACTAATCTTGCTGGGATGAATCGCCTTTTAAATAACGGCTCTCCTGCCTTAGTGTGGTTATCAGGATAGCGTAATATCTTACCAGTTTGGATGTCCGTCGCTGCAAATGAGTTATTGGGTATAGCAGGGTCAATAAACATCTTCTTAACCCAGATATGACCAGGACCACCAGGATTAGTCGTAGCTCGCATATAAACAGGTAGGCTTGGGTCTGCAGTCCTAAGACGAGACCTGAGATAATCCCACGCATACGGTGTGCTATATTGCGTAAGCTCGTCCACACCGATGTAAGTAAATGCTTGACCTTGATAACGTAGTACATCTTTATCCTGTTCTAAATATGTCATCCAGATTCTAGCACCAGATGGAAACGTCCATTGACTTTTCTTCTCCATCCATTTTGCACCTGGAAAAGCCTTAGGATATATATCCTGACTTTTATGTATTAATTCTCTCAACTCATCATTTGTACGTCTTAGTATCAGTGCATTAAAATTACTATTAGTACAATATCTTAGTGGGTCAACTATTAGGGCAAATGACTTGCCCCCTCCAGCTGCTCCTCCATATAAAACCTCTCGTTCTGGAGAAGCTAAAAAATCTGTTTGCGGACCTTTGTTAGGCTCAAATAAAATATGAGGAGTTTCATCGTTGCTTTGAGGTTCTTCATAATTAGGATTAACCTCTTCATATTCTATCTGTTCTTCTTTTTTTTCTAGCTTAGCAATCTTTCGTTGTGCGTGAACAAGACTTAACTTAGCTGATTTTAATTTACGTTCTTCAGACGTTAGCTTGCGTGGTGATGTTACCTTTCGCTTCGGTCTTGGCTTCATAGCGTTTTTGTTTAACATGCTTTTGTCTATCTGCTTTATCAATTTTTGCACGTTTCCAAAGTCCCATAGCTGTAATTTTTCTACCTGTGTACTCTGATAACCAACGTGCTACTTCTTTGTAAGAGGAATGTTTTAGATATTTATATGCTTCATCTAGAGCTTCTAATTGTTCTTCAACTGGTATTAACAAATAAGGGTCATAGTCACTAACTTCATACCCCCAAGGAACTTTAGGTCCACTTACTCTGTCATATCTGTTTGTAGGATTCAACTTCTTCGATATCGTCATTCTTTTTCTTTTCTGGTAATATAAACAATCCTATAGGTTTGTCTGATGATACATTTAATTTTTCTACTTTGGATAATCCTACACGGTCTAACAACTGCTGTGATGCACTTAATAGTTCTCTGTTTCCTATTGCAGTAGGGTCATCTAACACACCAACCATTGACATCACAGCTTTAGGTGCATTAGCCGCCATTTCTAATTCTGCACGTTCTATAATTTCAGAACGTAACGATTGCACAATAACATGAGAATTTGTGCTAGGTGCATATCCAGCAATTCTCATTGCTTTAGCGTAATTACCCTTTGCTTCACCAAACAAAGCGTTCAAAAATTTTTCTTGAAGTTCTGTTAATTGTTTAGGCATTTCTTACCCTCTTTCCTCCAGTTCTAGTTCTAGCAAAAGACCTATTTTTACTTTTATTTTTTACTGATAATCTAGAATTATTCATTGGATTACCTGTAGTGTGATGTACGTCTTTGCCATCTCCTTTACGAACTAAGCCTTTTTTTGTCATAATTGCTCTAGCTTTATTTCTACTAGCTCGTCTTTTTATTTGATTAGGTTTACCTTGGTATCTATCGTACTCTTTTCTATAGTTTCTTTTAAATGCCATGTTAGCTTATTCCTGTGTAATATTCTTGTATAGAAACAATTACATGAAGTCTATCTGCTGTTGCTGCTTGTGCTTTTAATATTTCACTAGCTTTTAAAACTAAACAATCTTGAGATAATAATTCTGTTGTAGCGTTAGCACTAATAGCTTTAGTCTTAAACAAACTAAATGTAGCAGGACTTGATGCAGCATCGGTAATAGATAACGTAATTGTGTCAGCATTTCCTGAGTCTTCCGATACTATAATAGATTTAATTAGTGCGTAGGTCTTAGCAGGAACAGTGTATACTGTTGTAAGACTTGTACTAGTTAAATCTACTTTAGCATTAGTATATAAAAATGATGTCACGTTGTTTTTCTAATATTTAAAGTGCCTAATGGAATTTTTAAAGTTTTAATTTCATCCATAATAATTTTTTTTGCGTCAGCAGGACTTTTACCTCTTTCTAAGAGGTTCATATATTTATTTATATATTTATCAGTACGCCTATCGTTAATACGCATTTGAAGTAAATTAGCTACTTTTGTTCTACTAGGAGGTTTATCTTTTTTATTATTTAATTTTACAGCTCCTTTTTTTAATTTTGCAGCCATATATGAACTAGGCATTGTGCTTGCTTCTGCACTCGTTGCAGTATTGGTAGGTAATGCAGTTATATGTGCTTTACCAACTAAGTTACCTTGAGGATTGCCAATACCAGCTAATCCTCCAGCACTCATTCTTCTATGCATCTTTTTCATATATCAGTTCCTTTACCTTTTGTGCTTTCCGTGCCAGGAATTACCTGACAAAATGGCTTTGCTTGAAATACAGTAGGAAATGTAATAGCTTTATTAGCTTTTTCTATTGCACTTTCAAAACATTTTTCTTTACTTACGTGTAAGTCATTACCTGTTATTACCATGCAACTTTGAGCATAAAGACTACCACAAAGTATCATTATAGACATCCACATTATGAAAGCTCAAAGTGCGGCCCATCAATAAATGGTCTTCTACCTTGACTCCTTCTGATATCTATATAACTATTCATAGCTTCTTCCATTGTGCCTTCCCATTGTCTAATGTCTTCAACATTCCAAGAAGCTCCCCATTTTATACTAACGCCCTCTTGAATAGCTGCTTCTTTCATAGCGTCAGCAATGTCATCGTAAAACGAAATTTCCCATGATGCTCTTCCATTAAGATACGCCATTAAATCGACGGCATCACCAGTGAGGTGTTTTGATTTAAGGGTCTGGCTCGCCCCACTATCGTATAAGGCTTTTTGTTCTTCGTGTGTTCTCATGCCACATATTACACCGAAATCAACTTTACTAATTTTTATAGCTTTACAGACTACCGAGTGTAATTCGTTTTTTACGCCATCTAGCCTTCCTAGACTTCTTTGTGATAACATAAAACTCATGTCGCTCTTTCCTTTCTTTTGCCCACTTGTTGTGGTATTTAAATCTTGTTATGGGATATCTCCGCTCCCCTATAAATCGTACCTCGTACCGAATATGCTCTAGTTTATTTTCTATTCTTCATTCCAAAAAATTTACTGACAGACCGTATCCCAAACGATGCGGCCACTATCGCACCCAAACTTATCTGATACCAATCTGGCATATTCTGCAAAGCGATAAACCCATCAGTCACGACCTGTCGACCCCAATCACCGCAGAAACAGAGCACCATAGGAAGTGTGAAAATTATGGTTAACCATTCGTCTTTCCATGAACTCTGTGTGGCTCTAATAGCAGCAAGCTCCCAATCAATTTCGCCTGTTGCTTCTTTCATACGAATCTGTGCTTCAGCTTTTTGAACAGCAGTTTTGCCATCTATCCAAGATGTTGCTAATCCACCAACTGAGCCTAATAATTGTGTTATTCCTGTTAGCACTATTTCTTTTTCCTTATGCCAGACAAATAATATACTCTGTGCTTTTCCATTTTTTTATAAAATAAATTACTTACCCATGTTAATAATTTATTTACCATGCTTTACATGACCAATATCTAGCGGATGTTTTAGGTCCAGGATTATCACAGTTGTGTCTGGCTCTAAAACTTTTTCTGGCTTCTGGATTGTTTTTACGTATCGGCATATTAGGGTCGCCAAACATAACTCTTTTTACTTTGCCGCCATCCATAACAAATACAACAGATTTTTTTCTTCCGTATCCAGGTTCACCTTTACGTATTGGTCTAGGTTTATTAAGTGTAACTTTTTTTCCCTGATACTCAGCCATACTATGTCCTATATGCTCTAGTTTTTTTAGCAATCCTTTTAGGTTGTTTTACAAACTGTTTACCTTTACGAGTGCCTGCAGCTTTGGCTCTATTAGTCGCAGCTTTTTCAGCAGGACTTAGAGCTTTCCAAGCAGCGTCAGGGAGATACCTCCTCTTACCTTTAGAGGGTTTACCAGAGGAGGTTCTCCAGTTTTGCTTTCCCCAATTTTTTAGGGATTGTTGTGGTGCTTTAAGAGACATTATCTTCTTCTAGTAATGCCGCCTCTGGCCATGCCTTTTTTCTTCATAGTGCCGCCACCCATCATTTTCTTGACGCCACCTCTGGCCATGCCTTTTTTCTTCATAGTGCCACCGTTCATCATCTTCTTCATGCCACCACGAGCCATGCCTTTTTTCTTCATAGTGCCACCACCTCTCATTTTACCTTTGCCATCCATAGCAAAAGTTGGAACCATTTTTCCAGTTTTAGGGTCTTTAGCCATAGGCATCTTTCCACCGCCTGCTCTCATCTTTTTCATTTTTGCTCCACCACGAGCATATCCTTTTTTCTTCATCATGTCCATTCCTCCTTTTTTTCTACGTTGGCTTTTCATGTCTTGTTCGGATAATCTAGGGTCTTTTATCATTTTTCGATATTTACTCACTAATCTTTGCATTAGTTTAATATCTTGGTCTGATAACCGTGAATCTGATTTTTTATCTTTAACACTGCCTTTTAAATATCTAGTTATCATTTGAATGTCTTGGTCAGATAACCTATTTTCTGACATACTTTACTCCTTTGCATATAAGTTATTAAATGTAACTGCAGGGTCTAAATAACTATTATGTATTTCTGCAGCGTGGGCGTATTGACTAGGTTTAAAGTCTGGCGGACCTTCCCCTGTCTCCCATAAAGCAGGACTT